AAAAGTTGGATGGCCGCGGGGCCCGAGCCTGGGGCCGTCCATCGGCTTTCGCTTGTCGCGCGATAGTCCAGCGGGTCTTTGAATCGGAATCCATGGGCCGCACCGCGAACCGCGTTGTGCAGTTGATCCAGTAGAGCGAATCGATCCACCGAGAACTGGCTGGCGTTGTAGGTGCGCCGGGCTCCGCTCCAGTTGGCGTTACGTTGCTCCTTGCCGTTGTCGAGCGCGACGATTTGGGTCATGTAGGACGACACGCGCACAAAGCCGAAGCTGAGGCAGTCATCCATTCTGGTTTCGAGGAAGGACATTAGCCGCGCCCCGATCGCGCGACTTCACGCGCAAAACGATTGGCGGTGTACTGCACCGTATCTTTGGTCGTGTTGCCGTTGATGGTGATGGACACACCGCCGCCAAACTTGCCGGTCGGGATGATCGTGCTCGCCGTGCGATCGACGCGAAGCTCGGGACCATGCTCGCCGACGAGGTACGGAGTGCCCACCGGGGGGTTGCCGCCGGAAGCGAACCCAAGCAAGCCGCTCGCACCACCGCCCAGCGAAGGCGCGTTGCTGGGGCCGCCGCCGAGAAAGGCGCCGAACAAGCTAGAAAGCCAACCGCCCGCCGAACCGCCGCCCGTGCTGCCGGGCATACCGAACAGGGACTGAGAAAGTTGCTGCGCGATGAGCCGGGAAATGATTTGCGCAATCTGGTCGGCCATGTCCTTGAACGCGTCGATGATCGACTTGGAGCCGGTGAGCACGTCCGTCACGTTGTCCTGGAAGCTCGAGCGGAAATCATCCATCGCTGAAGTGAGTCGTTCGTGATACTCGCGCGCCTTCTGCAATGCGTCGATGCTTTGCAAGATGGCCTGCCCTTCCGCACTCGCGGCATCGGCGTTCACTTGCCGAAGCGCGATTGCCTTTTCCTTTTCCTCGTTGGAAAGGCTAGTCAGGTAGGTCTCGAACTTGATGTCCTCCAGCAAATCCTTGACGGCTTTGCTATGCCGCTCGGCGGCTTCGCGCTCTTCTTCCTCTAGACGGATCGCCTCTTCGCGGGCGCGCTTTTCTGCCGCGAGCTGGTCAAGCGCCTGAGCCTTCGCCAGATACAGGTCTTTCTGCTCTTGCGAAGCCTTTTGGTATTCGCCGTGCTCAATCGCGTAGGTCGCTTTTTCGACTTCGCTTTTCTGGTTGTAGAGCGCGATGGTTTCTGCCATCTGCTCATTCATCCGCTTGAGGGCTTCGGTGGCCTGCTCGGCTTCGGACTTGACCGCCCTCGCCTTGCTGCCACTACCCTTCCCGAAGCCTTCGCCGCCATGCACGACGATGGTCGCGTCCAGCGGTTCGCCACCACGGGCTGCGGGCGCGGCAGGGCCCTGGTCCCGGTTTCGATAGGCAGCGTTCTGCGCCTGGATGGCCTTCAGCCGCCTCTCGGCCTCGGCGCGAGTCATGCCGAAGTTGGGATCAAACGGACCGATTCCGTTCTTGATGTATCCCTTGAGCACTTCCTCTTGCTTCAGACCTTCGTCGTAGTTCACCTGTGCGGCGCTTCGCCCAAAGGCATCCACGCCCGCAACAAGGTTGGCGATGGCCGCAGCGGTTACGGCGGCTTTCTCAGCTACGGTCGCAAAGCCGGTAATCAGCGCGCTCATGCCCGCCTGAATCTGCGGGCTGTTGAGCGTGTCGGTCAGCTGGTCGATCGCTTCCTTCGCACCCCGAACACCATCATCGTTGCCGTTGCCTTCAAGGAGGTTATTGAAAGCGTTGGTGAGGGCCTGCAGCGCACCGCCTAGGGTGTCGCGCGCGGCCTCTGCGGCACTACCCATCGTCCCAGCCAACGCGTCCAGGATGACCCGCTGGGCGCCAGCAACGTCGCCGGCCTCCTGCATGGACTTGACCAGGCTTTTCTGGTCTTCGGTCAGCACCACGCCGGCCTTGCGCAATGCACCAAGGCCCGCCAGTGGATCGCTAAGGGCTTTGCCGAGTAGCTTGGCGGCATCGGCGACATCCGTCCCCATGACGGTTGCCAAGTCCGTCGCGGCTTCAATGGTCCGGTCGAAGTTGAGACCGGTAATCTGCTTGAAGGTCAGCAACGCGGCTTGCGCCTGACCGATGCTCTCGTCATCGAACACGGTCAGGTTCTGCAGCTTTGCCGCCTGCGCATTCAACTGCGCCAACGTGCGGCCGGCGGATTGCCCGGTGTCCTTCAGGCGCGCGACCAGCTGCGCCTGGACCTTTTCCGCCTCGATGGTGTTCTTGATATAGATCGCAAGGCCGGCCGCCGCCAAGCTGGCTCCGACCTTCAGCGAAGTCCCGATCGCGCGGCCAAACTCATACGCGCGCTTTTCCATGCGCTTCGTCTTCGCGTCGAGTTCGCGCCCAGCCTTGTCGAGGCCAGCCGTCCACCCACCCATTTTGACCACAAGGTCAAGGGTGAGCGCACCCAATCCGCGACCGGCCATTTTATTTTTTCCTCGAAAGCACAGCCATGACTTCGGCGACGGTCAAATCCTTCGCCGGCTCATCGTTACGGTTGAAAATGTCGAAGTCCGCGGCGGTCAGAACCTTGCCGCTCGCGTTCTTGATGCCGGCGGCAGCGCAGATGAGGCCCGCCAGAACAGCAGCGTTGCGATCCGCGCGCAGCATTGGATTCAATGGTCCCCGCTTGTTGCGGTACGCAACCCAACGCGCCCGCTCTTCCTCGCTTACGCGCGCTTGCGCTTCCGCAACCGTGCAGCCGAAGGCGAGCGCGAGTTCGTGCCAGAACTCGTCTTCGGCGGTGAGTTTTTTAGGCCAAACTCGTTAACCTCATTCACTGCCACCATGAGCGGAAGGAACAGCCACTCACGCAACTGCTTGCACTGTTCCAGCGACTCGAACACCTCGGCGCCGGCTTCATTGCAGACACAGCGAAGAATGGCGATATGGGCCTTATCCCGCGTGGGCGCTTGCAGCATCTCGAGGAAGTCGGCCGAGGATCGCTTGCGAATCCAGACGGTGACCGAATCGTCGAGCACCTCGCCGGAGAACTCCGGCTCGTTCGGGTCGGCCCACTCTTCCGCCGGCTTGAGGCCTGGGCGCTTGAGTGGAACCTCTTTCTTGAACAGCGTTCGGGGCACGATTGCCCCGAGGCTGGTGAGTTGTTTCAGGTCCATGGGTTTGCCGTGAATGGTGGAGCGGCGGGAATCGGCACGGCATACCGCCCCAGGCCCGCCCCGTTGAAAAGCTAGCCGTTAGGTTTTGGGCGTGACGACCGGATCGCCGGAAACCTGGATGCCGACGTTCGAGGTGATCGACGCGTTGAGCGCGAAGTCGAACGGGAACGAGTTCATGAACCCGTCGAAGGTGATCCACGAGCGTGAGGTCGGCAGCGTGAACTCGCCCGCGGTGGCAGTGGTCGGCGGTGCCGTGCCGTCACTGAAGCCAAGCGCCCACGGCAGGACCGTGCCGGCGACCTTGAGCTGGTGCAGGCGGACGTGCGATGCGTCGGACGGGTCGAAGTTGATGGTGAACTGCGCCGCGCCCGGCGTCGCCAGACCAGCGATGTAGGTACGGGCGGAGTCGGAGAGGCAAGTCGTCTCGAGCTGGTCGATCTGCGAGTCGATGCCGGAGACAGCGGTAACGCAACCGACGACCAGCACACTGTCGTCGGCGGGGTCCATCGTGTAGAGGACAGTGCCCTGGGTCTTCATTTCGGTTCCTTGGTCAGAAAACAAAAAACCCCGCCTTGCGGGCGGGGTCGGTGGTACGGCGGTTAGGCCGATGTCAGCGCGGAGTGATCCACTCCGCGTCAAAGCTCAGTCGATAAAGCCGGGGTGGCGTTGCCTCGCGCGTGATGCCACGCCAACTCACGATGTGGGCGACGGGCTCCACCCCCTCCCGCCGGGCCTTTGCCCGCCCGGGTCCCCCC